CCATCATTACTTCTAGTATGATAGTGCCCAGTAAATACTTTATCAAACTTTTGAAATATTTTTTTATCCATCCCATTGGGTTGCATCTGACCAGGGAAAACAGGAAAATCATTTAACTCCAAATGTCCAAGTGCAACCTTTGCCTTTGTACTTTCAATTACGGAAAATACTTCTTCCTGATTATCGGCACAAATCCATGGCATCATAAGAAAATCACAACCACCAACATTGAACTCCTTTGGTGTTGATACTTTTATTACATTATCATACTCTTCTAATAAAGTATCAATAGCATTTACTTTATTAGTGTTCTTATAGTAAGTATCATGATTCCCAACTATATTATATACAGTTATACCTAAGTCATTAAATTTATTATATACATTTTCCTTTGCCCATTTTAATGCCCAATAATCAATACCTTTACGATTATCAAAAGCATCACCAAGATGAAAAGCAACTTTTATATCGTTCTCTTCTAAGTATGGAAAGAAAATATTATCATAAAACTTAGCAAAGTAATCGTGAAAGTTTTTATTTGCTTTCTTAAAGTTGTAATGAGTGTCAGTGATTATCGCAATTTTCATAATAATTTGTAAGCTAAACTAATTCGCATTGGACATGTTTGCCTAGAGTACGCATATGCTTTATGTGTAATGTCTCCAGGAAAAACTACTAATCTTCTTTGTATTGGAGGGACAATAAACTGTTCTTTTTCAGATTTTTTAAACTGAGTAAATCCACCCCAGTCAGAGTCATATTGATTTATGTAAATTAAACAAGATATTGGAACTCCATCTTTATGAAAGTTTCCATCTTGTCCAAACCACTGTCCATTAAAGTAAGCAGTTGCTAAATCATGCTTACTTCCAATAATATCATAAACTCTGTTAAGAATATATGAATTAAAATACTCTTCTTCTGTAACCTTTAGTTTAAGAAAAGACCCATGACCCGTATTTCTTGGATCACTTCTCTGCATACCCCATTTTGCACCATTAAGAAATTTTATAATATATGATAATTCTTCATCTTTCAAAAAATTATCATATATTTTAATATCATCCATCATTGATACAATTTCATCTGGATATTATCCTTAATAGTATTGTACTCTGAAGAATTATATCCGTCACCATCTACACTAAAGACTTCATCATACCCACTTCTTTCTATAATTTTTTCTTTTATCTCCATCTGTTTCTTTTCTTTTTGAATCCTACGAAGAAAAGCATAGTAAACTATCTGAGTAAAATATGCAAAGGGATTTGTTCTTTCTGTATTAAAGTTATTAATATAATGAACACAATTTTCAACTCCATCACTTATCATGTCTTCTCTAAACATGTAGTTGACAAAGTTTGGACGGTATGATAAATGAGTGGCAATCTTTAAAAAGCAATCACCAAGATAGTTTGTAATCTTTGGTGGTGATAAACCTTTAATTTTTGCTATTTCTACATTTTCTTTGTAAACAACCAGAGCAGCATGAAATTCTTTATTGTTAACATAGTGGGGATTTTTTCTTTCTTTTCTCATTTGAGATTTTTAATTAATGTTTCCTTTGTTTATATTATAACACTAAATCCCAAAAGTTGACAATGTTAGGCACTAATGTGTACAATAACTCTGTGGAGTTTGAAAGTTATATAGTATATTAATTACTAGAGTTATTACTTGGATTTGATTTATAAAGTTTCTCAAAAGATATTCTAGCATCTGCTACTGTAGATAAGTACCCCATATTTGAGGATAGTCTGTTCTCTGATGTCTCTTTATTTTTTTTCTTTAGATAACGTGCATATACTTCTAACATAGTTTCATCACTTACTTCAGATAAAGTTAGGACTCTATCCATATTTAATACAAACATTGAATCATCAGTAAATTTTATCCATGGATTAATTTTTAATCCACTCATACCAAACTGCTTCATACTAACAGTCTCAACAGTTACTGGATTTTCTAGTATAAGTAATGTTCTATCGTCCTCTTCACAAGGACATACTTTAGAAAATATCTCTTCTCCTGATATTAGTTTAATGACTGCGAAGAACTCTTCTCCCATGTGCTACTCCTTGAAATTAATTTGTAGTACTTCATAATTAAAATCTTCTTGATTGTAAATCTTAATTCTTTCTATTAAATGATTTAGTGTATAATTTTTTTTAGATTTATACGTGATATCATCTGCAATATCATAAAGTACTGCTTGAGTTTTATTATTACCTTTGCGTAATACCCTACCAATACTCTGTAGGTTCCTTACTCTTGATTTAGATGGTGATGAAAATATAACATTATGTAGATTCCGAATGTTAACACCTGTGCTGAACGTTCCATATGATGCAACAATAATTGCATTATTTTCTTTTTCAGTAATCTCTCTTACTCTTTCTCTTTCTTCTGCATCTACTCCACCAAAAACAAAAAATACTTTTCTACCGTTGGTTACAGAATTATTTATTAAGTTATAAATTGGTACTCCATGATTTTCTACTCTACTAAAAAGTATGAGTGAATTTCCTTTTAAATCTAATGCAAGATTTTTTATGAACTTATTTCTACGTTCATTACCAATAATATATTGTATTTCTTCTTCGTATTCATTGAACTTATGTTCATCATGCTTTAAAAGAAGAACTTTAATTTGTAACTTGGACAAATGTCCCTTTTCAATCAACTCTTTAGTTTGAGTTACTTTATACGATGGTCCAAATAATCCTTCTAGAATCCACTTATGTGTCTGCGAACCATCTAAAGTTCCAGTAAAACCAAACCTATATTTTGCATTATCGGTCTTTGTCATAATGCTGATTAATGACTTTGACTTAAATAAATGAGCTTCATCACCAATTACAACATTAAATGGTTCAAAGTAAGGACGTTTCATTTTATAGATTGATTGCCATGTAGTAATTACAACACTTGAGTTAGTTGTTTTTTCTCTACCTGAATAAATTTTATGGCAATATTTTTCTGCATCCCACCCATAATCTTCAAAGTCTTTGAACATCTGTTCAACCAATGAAGTAGTTGGAACTACAAGCAGTATTTTTTTACCAGTTTCTGCAAAGTATCTAACAACAGCATAAATCATCAAAGATTTACCAGACCCTGTTGGTGATACAATAAGTTTCCTATTGTATCTTAACGCATCGTAAACTGCTTCTATCTGATAATCTCTTGGTTTTAATGAAGTTATCTTAGAAAGGTAACCCTTTACACCATCTAAGGAGATACCTTCATTAACTTCAAATGGTGTACCATAAAACTTATTATCTAGAAACTCGACTGAATAATCGGACTTCTTTGCCCAAGAAATAATTTTATCCAATAGACCAACATATATTTCACCAGTATGTGGGGAAAATAATCTAATCTTACCATCCCAATATTTACTTCTATACTGGGGCATAAATTTTGCACCAGGAACTTCAAAAGTAAAATAGTCACACAACTCTTGTTTTATATGTGGTTCTGTTTCTATAGTTATATAAATTTCGTTTTTCTTTTTAATCGTTAAGTCAGTCATATCCAGCAGTAAATCTCATAAATTCAATTGCATTTTTTATCTGAAAAGTTCTATTTAATATTGTTTTCAATATACTATCTAGGTAAGATAGCATAGCCTGATAATAATCTAATTTAGACAGTGACTTGATTAATTCACTATCAGCATCTAGATACTTATCTAAATCATTTTTTAAAACTTTATGATCAAAAGGTTTTTGTATGTATATATCTGGTTCTGCTTTTCCTGAGTAGTATAACCATTTTTCTTTTTTAAGTACTTTATATTTACTTTCTTCCATTTTTTTTAGGAGGAGAATATTATTGTAAATTTTATAATACTTTGAATGTAGTGAAGGTATTCTTATAGACTCATTATGTAAATTATCTGGGTCTATTTTTGAATCTTGTTCCCATAATGTTTGAATTTCATCAATGTTCATAGTTTAAATTTTTATGATATCATAAATTGTATATTTAAAAGTTGCTGTTGCGCTTAAGTAATTTGATTGAGCATCTCTAGAATCAAAACTAACAGCAGAAAGAGATACTGGAAATAATCCTTGAAATTTTATCTCAGCAATAGAATTGAAATTACTATTATAAACTAGTAAAGAAGCATTTGCCTGTCCTGAATAAGCATTAAAAATTCCAGGAGTAATTGGATCATTGAATATTAAATCTGCATACTCTTTTACTGACTCTGGATATCCCAAACCTCTTATCCAGTTATGGATGGTCAAGTAATTTTCCATTTCTTCATCAATAAGAAATTCCAAAGTTAACTCATCATATGTTAGTTTATCTCCAGGAATTGGAATATCTTTTAAAAATGATGATTGAACAGCAACACCCAAATTGACCGAAGGTATTTGAGCAGAATTTGAAAAAAAATCAATCTTTGGGTATTTCGATAGTACAAATTTAAACCCCGTAGCAGTTAAATAATTTCTATTTGATATTTGCTTTGATTGAGGGTTTGAGTATGTCATTACAATGAAATATCTATACTTAAATATTTATGAGCATAAAAAAACCCCCGAAGGGGGGGGGGGGGGGTTCTGGTTATTAGTCTAACAATCTCCTACATATTCTTTTGCATTGATTTTGTTTAAGTGAGTCGCATTCAATTATACATTCGTAGTAATCATTAATTTTGTCGTGTTCAGATTCAAATTCGTCAATTGTATGTTCTAAGTGTCTCCATTCATCAAATTGTGCTCTCGATAATAAATTGTGCATGGTAAACCTCCATATAGATTAAAACATAATGTAGGGGAAGGAAGGGTTCATTTTTCCACCTCGAATAATTCTATACTATATATA